CGACAATGACACAACTGACCTAGGAGCTGACAAAGATGATTGAACATAAGTCCATGCTCGTGATACGGGTTGAGTAACCAAGTTTAATGCCATAGGAGTAAACCCAAAGGCCTGAAGTACCATAGTTACCCCCTCAGCCACCATTGAACCCACAGTCGCCAAAGGACCTATAACAGGAATATCCTTAAAAGCCTTAGCTCCAACCGAAATTGCAGACGTAATATGTGACGGTTTGACACTCTCCTCACCCTTCCCTTTCTTGCCTTGAGGTTCCATTGATGCGACTCCAGATGCCATCCAAGCTTTAACATTTACGGCACGCACAAAAATATCTATGGTCACCCCAACGCCAGATGTGACTTGAGTATTACGCAAAGTGCATAAACTCTCGAATGTGAGGGACCCTAAAGAACTCAAAGACTTATAAAACGTAGTATCTTTCATTCGAGCTACAGAAGCAGGCACGGTAGGGTCATATGCTAAGCTAGTAACGCGCAATGATTCAAACGGATAAATAAACGGTAAAACAATCTTGGCCCCAATACTTTTGGAAACTTGCAAATAACAGGATTGCCTTTGTGATCTAGCAATTAAAGACATAGGAGTCGAAGAGGGTGCAACGCCAAAACTAGACAATGAAGAAGCTGAACATCCATCTTCAATTAAATACCCACCCGAATAATTGCTCAAATATCCCTCAACATCAGTCTGGAAAAGTGGTCTATATGAAACTAATACGTCTCCAAATCTAAAAGGAGATCCGTTGACTCTGACCTCAATTTCTAAATTACAAGTCATCCTAGAAAACCCCAATAATTTGGGCCAAATAACTTTGTGCGAAAAATATTGTGTCCAAAGATTCTCAACTTGAAAAAGTGATGTATTATCATCCCACTCTAAAGTTTTAATGAGAATGGGTCTCTCAAAGAAGTGTGATAAGTCCATCCCATTTTCAGTAACATTGGACTCTGAAGGCAAAAATGGTTCTTGAGCCTTATCAAAAGGTTCAGAATCTATAAATGCCTGTTGTTGGTTAATTTCAATAGTTTCGGCGAGTTAAATTACAACTGCAGTTAAACTCATACAAGCAGAGGTGAACTTCATTTAGTAAACCACTCTAATTCTAAAAAGAATTGCGGGGGATTGCCCCAGGTTGCTCAGATAAACATCCATTACTAATCGTTTATAATGTTCTGTAAGTAACAATTAGCGGTAAAACTATGTTTATCGGGTTTCTTTGGTTCACGACATGTAACATATGCCGAAAAAGAGCTCAAGTAGCAAAGCGACCGTCCTAACTCTTACAACAAATATGATCAATTCTCATGTACAAACAGGTCTCCTACTATTCCAAAAAAAAAGGTGTTCGCTCACCTGTAAGATTTGAATCGATCAACACAATTGCCTCGTAAAATGAGGGCCAAACGCAAGAAGAGGTCTTGTCTTGCGGCCCAAAAAGAGTTATCAAGCGAATGAGAGCTCCCCCAACACGGGGAGCTCAAGGGAGACGCCGACGTCTTTAAAAACGTTGCCCCCCTCACATCTGGTTTGCATATACTCATCATAATCAGGCCAACCGCGTGGACACATAGCATTAAAAAATGCTCTCAACTGGAATTCGTCTAAAAACTCTTCGCACACTTTTACGTGATTCCTATAATGCTCTTCACCATACTGAATATGCTCAAACATGGAGGTCATTAAAACTGAAATGGCCCTATTACTACTAACAGCAATGTCTCTTTTAAACTCAACTGACAGCATTTTCGAAATAGATGAAAACTCGAGCGGACACTTATATACGACATGTGAAACACCGTCACAAGTATACTTACAAGCAACCCAAGTGCGCTTCAAAAAAGTCAACTTGCTACAATAATGTGAAGCAACTAGCCCTTTATCAGCATCAGTATACAAAACACCTATGTCAGCCAAAGTTTGGGTGATGGCCACCTGATTAAACTCAGGGCAAGAAGGACAAACCGTTAACATATTGTCATCCCCATAAGTCATCATACGAACACAATCATCAAAAGACTTGTCAGGGCACAATTGACTAAAAGCATAAGCCATATACATATAATTAACTATTCCATTAATGATAACTGTTAACGGGTGCCCTGAGGGATTACTTCCATCCAACATCAACAAATCGCCAAAGAACCACGTGACGGGATTGCTCACTCCAGCAATTATACTGTCCCACAAATTAACATGAGCCTCCTTATCCTGTTCAGACAAGTTCTTAAAATAGATCGTTTCTTTAAGCAAATCTACCAACACTTGCCACGCTGCTCTCATCCAAGTAGCTCCAATACGCTGATCATAATTACTAAAATCTCCACATATAAAATTGAAGACATCAGTATCTGTCATGAAGTGCGAAGGCGTCATATTTCTGTACAATGAATCCCAATCCGGTCCAAAACAGTTAGTTCCCACAGCCATGCACGTTAGCATGCAATAATCTTGTAAATGAGCCACTAAAACCAAAAACTGCTCTCTAATCAAATAAAGTGCTTCAAAGTTAACAGCTTGAAATATGCGCAACTTCCCAAAGGATGAGGTAGTTAATCCTGTCAATAACTCATCAGTCGATAATGTAG